TCACAATGAATTAGCCCCTGTAATGTTGGATGGTGGTTTTTGTCCAAATGGAATTGGTTGCTCAACAACTTGAGGGTTTTGATTAATTGTATGAGCTGTTTCTTGATGATGTGACGCAGGGGTTACAGGCGTAGATATTGGTGCATTTGAGGAATTAGAGACTTGTTCGCCCTCATAGAAATAGTCGAAAGGTCTATCACCATTGGCAAGCCTAAAACAGTCCTTACTGGAAACCTTGTGCATGATTGTGCCCTGCTGACTATAAGCTGTGCATTTACCGTTATAGACAATTGCATTTTTGAATCGCGGGAAGTCTTTAGGCTCTAGATCGGTTGGTGTGTAATCAACATCAAAGGGTTTATTTCCATCGTAGACAAAGGTTTGGACATACCCTAATGAACCACCATTTTTGCTTAATTCATCAAACCATTTTTTACATTCAGGTGTTTCAACATTTACAGCTTGACGGCAAATATTTGATAAATCCTGTATTTGTTGCTTCGGAGAAGATGAAGCAGTTGTTTGTTGCGTTGGTTGTACTGGAGCTACTTGTTGGGCATTTTCTGAGTTAGCATTTTTGAATAAACCAAAGCTTCCATCTGTAGTTTTATAAATACTCAGACAGACTAAGCCTGCGAAAGTTGCACCTCCAAATTTCATCCACCATGGGAAAGATGCTTTAGCTGTATGTTGTTCAGCAGAGATATAGTATTTATATAAGTGCTTTGGAAAGAACCATATAGACCATGAAATTGCATTTTTTCGCGTTGCATTACCGAAGTGGTCTTGGATTTCTGTGAAACTATAAATTACAGCAAGTTCCATCTTAAATAAGCGACGTAAAATCAAATGCTCAGAACAAGCAGCTTTCACAAATGGATTAAGTAGATCAGGTTTTTGAGTAACCAAGATGATATCGAAGCCCCAGTGACGATGCATTGTTAAGCCACGACCAATATCTAAAACGGCTTCTTTTGCTCGATCTAAATTAATCTTTTGAATATTTCTAATTTTAGAAATAAGTTCTTCTTGTTCTTTAACTTTTAACTGAAGTGGTAATTCAGTATAAACATGACCATGTTTATTGAGCAATTGAACTTTTAAAGCGGTTGGTAAATTAGAATAATCAAGCACCTTAGAAATTTCATTATCAAAAATATCATTTACGTATGACGGTAGTTGAAAATTCTTTAATAAGTCTGTTTTTGCAAAAGCAGGATGTTCATGTGCCTCATCATAAATAATCAATGAACCATCTGGTAGATCACGCCAATCAAAAGGCTTATTTGCAGATGAAACAATAGGCAAAACACCCGGGATATTTAAACCGATGATATTTGAAAAAATAAGTCGATTTGGATTTCTGCGTAAAGATTCTTCTATGATCTGAACACATTTTAATGATTTTCCAGTACCTGGCGGTGCTGAGATTGTCGTTAACATATATCACCCCTTTGTCTAGCGCCCCGCACACACGCAGCCAGCAATCGCAGGCTCATGCAGCAGCGCGCGCGCGTAGCGCTCGCCCAATGTCTGCTATTGTTTTCCAATAAAAACACGAGCTACTTTAATAAAAATAATCAATTGAATAGTCGATAAAATCATTGCTAAGCAAAGGTCAATAGTCCAAAGCTTTGCAAAAGACAAAGCAAAGTCAGGAATGCTATTTAATGAATCATCTACCATGTCAATCAGGCCATCTAAAATCTCTGAAACCCAACCAAAAGTAATAAATGTCAATCCAGCACCTAGAAAAAGCCGTGCAAGAAAGCTAGAAATTAAAGAGGTCAATACCATTGCTAATAAGGGCATTTTTAGACTCTCAATAAAATTAAAGCGCAGATAACTGCTGTAATTAATTGAAAAACATATTTTAAAGGCTCTACTGTGCTGCAAATTTCTTGCATGCTGTAGCCTTTATTAATACTTATCCCGAAAGGAAGCCCACTAACATCGAACTGAATATCAGCAGGACAATTTCTAGAGTTAATCTTTATTAGATTTTTATTGATTTGTTTCTGATCAATTTCTTTTTCTGGAACGTCCATTTCTGATTCAACTTCAGGGTCTGTTTTAACCCAGTCAATAAATTCACATACTTGCGGAAACCATTTACACGCTTCAGGAAACTTTAGAGATATAGATGAGGACTCAGCAGGCTTTACAACTTCTCCAGTGGTAGGGTCTACAACTTCGGGAGTTGTAACAGTGCCATCAACATCAGTATCAGACGGATAAGAAACATTTTTATCCAATTCTGTAGATATAGGACGAGCTTTTGTATCATCTGACTCAGCTTCTTGAATCATATCTTGTGCAACTGCACGAGTTAAAGGAACTGCAACAGCAGGATTGCCCGTTTTTACTTCTGTTTCTGCTAAATCTATGACTTGTTGACCAATATCGGAAAGAGGTACGGTTTTCTTTCGCTCTTCTTCTTTTGACTGATCATAATTAGGATTTGAAACTTGAACGATATCAATACCAACTGAGATGTTATAGCCAGCTTCATTCTTTGCTTTAGCTTCACATTTATATGTATTCCAAAGAACTTTAGAGCATGTCCAAGATTCTCTACTTTTAACACCTGAAATAATTTTTTCAGCATAATGTGTTGCAGCAGCTTCTATCGTTGAAAACGTACCGACATTTGTATAATTATTAATTTGAAATATATTTAATAAGCTAGCACAACTAGTTGCATCACATTTTTGATCTTGAACTTTCTCATGAAACTTAACTGTGTTGTTCGCTGGATCCATCACCCAATCAACACCATCAAGCAATAAATCAACAACACCCACAACAGCAGCAGCACTACCATTTTTTCCTAAAAACTTACCAACATCGACAGCTTTTGGAAGAACTGTAGCAGAACTAGTAACGGCTCTTGAAGCGCCATTAATAATCACATCTTTTGTTGCTGTGATTTTTGCACCAATGCCTTGTGCAACATTTGACGTTATACGCCAACCTCCAACAGTGCCACCAACTGCATTAGCATTTGTATGACCTGATACCAAAAGGAAAAATAACAAGATAAAGGCGATATTCTTCATTTTAATATCCTCAATAAAGCGACGCATAGCACGATCAAAATGAAATAATTTAAAAATGATTCTTCTGACATGCTATGCACCCAAAAACACTTGTGGAGAGTGTTATTTCTTTTTGATTAAAGCGACAACTAAGCCAACAATCACCATCCCAACAACGATGGTAATTAACCAAATACTTGTAGTACTTAAAACAGAATCAGCACCTGCTTTACTAATTGCACTACCAACATCTGCAGGCTTAAGAAAAGCAGTAGAAGAAGTTGAATCTAAATCTGACATGCTATTCACCTAAACAATGGAAAATGTTATTTCTTTTTGATTAAAGCGACCACTAAGCCAACAATCACCATTCCAACAACGATGGTAATTACCCAAATACCTGTAGTACTTAAAACAGCTTCTCCGCCAGCAGCATCAGTAGCAGCAGTGACATCGGCAGACTTCAAAAAAGCGTTAGATGCTGATGAAACAGCTAAAGCAGTTGTACCCGCAGTAGCTACCCCCATTTTAGTTTTAAAGCGTTGGAACCAAGATTTTTCGTGATGTTCTTGGACTTCGATTTTTTCAACATTTTGTAAACCCATAGGTTTCTCCTTAAGGACGTGCCTTTTGAATAAGCTGGATGACACGTCTAATAATGAATACTCCAGCAAATATTTTGAGAACGTAGAGAATTAACGCATCACGTGCTTCATCCGTTAATTCAGGTAAAAACGGGCTGTAAATAGCCCACTGAGCACACGCTTGCGTAGCTGTATCTACAATTTCACAGACGTATGCCATTTCTTAAAATCCTTAAGCCTTAGGGGCTGTTTTTTCAGGGACTAGGTCAAGCAAAATGGTTTTTGAATCTTTACCATTTGAAACGATTTGCATCACTGCTTTAGCCTTGAATGGGTATTCAAGCCCCTTAATACGATCAAAATTGAACGATGTGCCCCACGTGTATTCTGTAGAAACAAACCCAGCAAAGTTTTCGCCTTGCTGTAATTCTGATTGAGCGAACACCTTGGTCGAATCGTATGGACGACCGTTATAGTCACCCTTAGACGATTTAGCACCGAGTACAACGATGGTTGATTCAAATTGCATTGATAAATTCCTTATAGGCAGACATGTTCACCAGTGGTTTACCAACAAAGAGTGGCATTTCATCCAATGATGAGGGTTTAGGTTCAAAGTGTTGATTTAAGCGAATTGACTGCATGACAGCAGCGTGTGAAAACTTGAGACGTTTTGGGACCTCATCCTTATCAGATGAAATCATGTTGATTAATTCTTGAGATTCGACAACTTTTGAAAATTGGCGGATATATTTTCCGAATTGTTCTTTGACAATTTCGATTGCTTTGTCCCAACTGATTTCAGACTGTTTTTTAACAACTTTTGTCTTTTCAGGGGTGCAAAATTCTTTTTCTAATTGCTTGGCAAGCCACTCAAAACAAGGATAAGCGCCTAAAAAGTACTGTGATGGAGAAAGCAGAATATCAAGCGGTATGTAGCGGTCTTTAGACTTAAATTCGACCTCAGCACGTACCCAAGGACTTAACGGACTACCCTCTTTTTTTCCACGTTCATAGAAACGGCAATATTTTCCACTGGTACGATCACCGACAGCAAAGGTACGGCCTTTTCCGTTTGGACGTTTCCAAGGACCAATTTTTTCAATTTTAGGTTGACGGCCACCACACCAAAATCCGCCTACATCATCCCATTCATCAGCCTGATCTACAGTGAGGTATTGCCCCTCAAAGTCATCGTAGGCAAGGTCGACACGGGTTAATTTTGGTTCACGTGGGCCAGTTTCTTTTAAAAAACCAGTTTGAGGATCATAAAATTTTTGGTAAGAGGTCAGGTATTGATATAAGCGGACTTCCCAACCCTTACGAGCTAGAGCACACCCAGTACCATTGATTTGAATTGAGATACGACGAGAGCTATGACCGTATAAAACCATGCCCATTTTGTCTTGTAATTCGTATGCAAACTTGTAGTTATGCATACCATTTTGTCGTTTTTCACCAAGACCGAAGCCAAATATTTCATGCAAATGGTGATCTAAAAACGTTTCTATTCCATAAGTTAACTCTGAATCAGCGGTCAATGGGTCAAGTGAATAATATTCTTGACCTAAAGTTGACTGACAAAATCCAAAAGTAACCCAATCGTGCGAAGCAATCCCATATTCATCACATGGTACAGAATGTAAAACTGGAACATTTCCTTTCTCCGTGAGAACCATTTTCAAATTGTCTAGACGACGAGGAAAGGTGAATTCATCATATTTGAGACGAGAGTCAAATGTCGTAACCCCCAT